GGTCCAGAACCAGTAATGGTTACAGAGTATGTCTGATATTCAGGAGCAGTAGCAGTTTCGTCAAACTGGGAAATAAATCCTTGTCCGTAACGGATGTAAGAAGAATCTAGAGATTCAATCTTAAACTTCTTAGTTGCTCTTGTAATTACGATGTCAAAAATTCCTTCAGCAGAAATTTCGTTTACACCAGGAGTTTTGTTTACATCACCCTCGAAGCTCATAGTCCAAGAGATGGTAGAAGGAAGGTTTCTTACAAAGTCACCTGTACAATCGTTGTTAATTTCGGTAGATGCTACGGAAACAGACAAAGACTTTGAGGAGGTACATACCGCCAATTTCCATGCTGGAGTTGAAGTAAGTGAGGTATCGATGTAAACCCCAAGGCTTTTACTAAATATTTCGTTTGCCATAGTAATTTTATTTTATTATTTCAAAGGTATAAGATTTTTTTTTATTATCAAAGAGGTACAACTATGTGAGAATATGTCCTAACATTTCTGTAAATCCAATATTCACTAGTTCTTAACTGCACACTATCAGAAGTAGCAAGGTTCGTATTGCCAATTTTCCAACCGTAAGCGGTAATATTAATGTCTACTTTATTAGTTGGATTTATAATTGCCTCAATATCTTCTGCAATATCAAATGCCTGATCCATTCCAGTTGGCCTAGTAAAGCCAGTTATAATGTCTAAGGTCACATCAGCATTAAACTTCTTGCAACTTGTGTTTGCAATTTCAGAAGTAGTAATGCTAGATATAATCACATAAGGATATGGTGCCATCTCAGGGATTGAGAATGCATCATATATTGGAACACCTATTTCTGGGTATAGTGCTTGAAAATAACCAGCTTTTAATGCTTTTGATAAATCCATAGTCAAAGATAAGGTTTTTTAACGATTTGTAAATCCAAACCTATTGCCCTCCTGCTTAAACGACAATCTGCATCTGCAATTAATCGTGTTAGTCATAGAAGCTCCTTGGGTTGAATCACCAGGATATGCCAATTGCTGACCATTGATAATAAAGTTATTCTTTATCGGAATAAAGAATTTTGGGTCTGTAAATAAGTGGGCATCTCTAGTCCTATCGTCACGGATTGCTTTCCATGCTTTTTGCCAATTTAAACCTGAGCTTTCTAGTGCAAGAAGTTGTGCCTTGCTCATAGCGTTGGTAACCTCTGTTCTTGCAATCGTGTTAGATCGTAGCACAAGGTCTGTCTGTCTAATCAAGTCAGCTATCTGCTCGTTGCTTAGTCCGTTGGATCTGCTTTTGCCAATTAACTCGTTTACTCGCTTAACACCTGTCGATAGTACCTCTGAAATTCTAAAGCCAATGTATGTGCTTAGAAATCCATCCATAAGCTTTCTCCAAAAGGAAGTCATCTCGTTTACATTCCTTGGTGCAAGAGTGCTTGCTACCTCATCAAAGATGTCTTTAGTCTGTATTTCTTGATTTGTGATTGGCTTGACAAACTCATTCCAAGTTAATGTGCCCTCATCCTCCATTATAAGCTGATACATGACTTGATATACCATAGCTATACCTTGACCACTCACAGAGCCGATGTCTTGTCCTGACTCAAATAAACGAGCCATTTCATCGTACTGTTCATCCAATGCTCGGTTTATTAGCCTAGCAAATCGTTTCTCAAAATAAGAATGTCTTGAAAGATATATTTTGTCCGTGTAGTTCATTTAGAACGCTCATATATTTCTACTCCTCCCCAGATAACTAAGAAGCAGAAAGATACGGATAAAAGATAAGCAAACGGCTTGTTACACCATAGGGCAAACTCTAGGATGCCTGAGCAAATTGAAAGGCACAGAAATGACAAAGCAAAAATCTGTGCCCAATCTTTTAATTGTTTCATTGTGTTTGTAGAAGTTTCTTAATATTAGCTAAAGTTTTCTCAAACTCCAACCTAGCGTTTCGGTATAAGTAGCTATTAGCAGGTATTGGGAATTTAGCTGGTTCTCTTCCTCTAAAATCATCAGCGTATTCTACTAATCCATATTCAGTTAAAAATGCCTGATCAACCCCTGCTCCTGTACCAAATTCAATAAATGGAGCATAATTTACTCCTTTAATACCTCCTGCTAAAACTGACCAAGTTAATCCGTTATTTGATACTTCAGTTCTAATAGTTGATTGTAAATCTCCTGTTTTAACAGGTACTTTATTTACCGCAGCAATTTTAGTTCTATCTGCCCAAGATTTAATTTCCAAAAGAATACCTACCTGTACATCTTCAGAGTACTGTTCAATATTCTTAATTAAAGTATCAATACCATTAACCTTAACTTGGACTGCCATTTCTGTTAGTTGTTTCCATTGCAGAGAATGCCTTGATAGTAATGTATCTTCTCAATGGGTCAACCTTTGGTGCAAGAGCTGTAAAGTAAAACCCTCTCCACTCAATCTGATCCCCATTCTGAATGACAACAGAAGGATTGTATCGAATGACAACCTCAATCAAAGTACCTAATTCCTGCTTCTGTACAATAGTATCTACGCTAGGTGTAATTTCTCTAACACTAGCTCCCTTTGGTTCGTAGTAAGTAGACACGGTATTTATCAACCGACCTGTAACAGGGTCTTGAGTTTGAACAGACCTTTTAAATGCTACTTTTTCACGCATCATGGGAATACTATTCTTTTGTATGGGTTTACAAGCAACTTAACCTCACTAACTAAATCAGGTTTCATTTCATCCTCTCTATGCTCGTAGTAATGGTAGGCTTGACGATAGATTGCTTGCTTTATTGCATCATTTACCAAACTTGAATTGGTAACATAGCTTATATCAATATCTTTTCCGCCTTCTTTTAGTAAATCACCAAATAAAGTATATCCTGCGGTAGTAATTGACTGAATAGGGCCATACGGCAACTTGTAGTTCTTAGGCAAATGCAAAGCCAATAGCCTTACTGTTCTTACACCCAAAGACTTCTGCAAGTACTGCTCAATGTTTTGTCTAGCTGACTTTAAAAACAATAGAATCAAGTTGTCATCTGTATCGTAGTCAATTCTAGCGTAGTCCTTAAAGTCTTCCACTCCAAATGGCTCAAAGTAGTTTGACTCACTTGTAAAGGTCACTTGGACTCCTGTTGCTCCTTGATATTCATATACTGGCAATATATCGCCAAGCATATCTTCATTGTATTCATATCCTGCCATGACTCAAAGATAATAAAAAAGCCTTGGAAAATATCCAAGGCTCTTATTCTAAACTATTGACTTCTAATTAGGAAGCCAAAGTTACCTTAATGAACGCATTGTCATAGAACACAGGAAGTGCAACTCTCTCCTCAACACGAACCAAGATTACGTTCTTCTCAGCATCGTCAGAGTTCTGATCGAAGAATCTGATACGAGGAGCCTGACGAGTCAACAACTGAGCTTGGTTCCAATCACCAACGATACCAGTTCCTTGAGAAAGGTAAGAGTTAGAGAATACAGGGATACCAACTACATTAAGTTGTCCAGTCAAAGGATTAACAGTCACAACACCTGGGAAGTCATACTCACCAGAACCAGAAGCCTTACCCAACAAGATGTTTACATAATCTTGGTTAGACAATACGATTCCAGTTGGAGTGTGAAGGTTGTTCTTCAATTGACGCAAAGCAGCATCAATCAAGATTTCAATGCTTACAGTCTTAGAACCATTGTAGTTCTCAGAGTTAGCAGCATCAAGAAGCAAACCTTGGATGAAGGTATCTTCCTTCTTCAACAATTCAGCACGACCTTTGTTCTGCAAGAATGAAGTCATCCAAGCCAAATCTTCGATCATAGATACAGGAACACCTTTGATAAGACCTGCAATCCACTCAGCATCTGCTTGGTAAGTAGTGAACTTAGGCTCGATTTCAGGCTTAGCAACATTCGCTCCACCTCCACCTGTTCCGTATGCCCAAGTGTTAGCTCCACCTACGGTAGCGTTCTCCTTTGGATACTTAACGAACTCACCAGACATTGTTCCTCCAGGAAGGACATTTCTGTAATGGAAAGACTCATACTTAACCAAGATTGGATCTCTGAAGTCAGTTACGAAAGGCTCATAACCTGTGAAGTCAGCATAGTTGAAATCCTTCATGGTCATTTCCATGCCCTTACCAGATTTCACATTCTTAACCATCTCAGCGTGGTTAGACTTCAAAGTCTCATGCAAAGACCAACCGAAGTTCTTACGCTCAACTTTAGGAGCAGATTTCTCGGTGATGTCAGCAAGAGCCTTATCCATTTCCTTCTGGATGTCAGCGTGCTTAGACTGCATATCAGCAGTAAGCTTGTCCATTGCGTCTTTAACTTTAGTGTCAAATCCAACAACATCTTTTTCTCTTT